ACGCTGTATCCTGCATCAGATCTGTTAGTCAGGCTACCTGCAGGTCCTGCGTTAGTTGAACGCAGTTCGTCACCTTGTACACAGGTTTGTTCTGGCACAATGATCGGTAGTGTTTCACGATACTGTCCTGTAGCTATATTGATTAGATTGCTAGGACTACGTCTTGCTGGCACAGAAGCTATAGCTGCTGCTATCTGAGGTGCTGTAACTGCTGCTGCTCGTGCGGTGATTGCATTAGTGATCAGTGTAACTGATGCTGTTACTGTGGCTAATGCTTCAGCTTCTGCTGTAAGATCACTGTTAAAATATTGAGCCACTGTAGCAGTGGAATTATCGCCGTTCAGTGTCTGATAATTTATTGTTGGTGCTGTCTGTGCTAAAACATTGCCAACAACTGTGAGCATGTAGTTGTAGGCAGCTACTGATTGGTCGCCTTCAATGGCTAATCCTGGATATGCTTCTGTTTCACCTTCGCTGAGGCCGCCAATCAATGAATTGGCAACACCGCGTGATTTAACATTACCACCATGGCACAGATCATAGATCACCGCATCTAATGTAAAGCCTACATCTCGCTCGCATTTGAAATCATCGTAGTCAAAACTTTCCCAAATACTTCCAACTCCGGCAGTTGTAATCTGGCGCTGAATAAATTCTGTGACTTCACGTTGAACAAATACACGGTTCAGTTCTAATAGATATCGTGCATCGGGATTTCTAGGACCACGTTCTACTTGTTCACAAGCATAGCGAATGGTCTTGAATGGTTTGTCCCAGGTTTTGCCGTGTACTGGTGACGGTAAATCAATGCCTGTGGGTGCTACAAAATATGTGTGATCTACTTCACCTAAAGTAACCCATTCTGGATCGGTACCGTTAGAGGTCAATACTTGACCTTCACGTCCAACAGGTAATCTAGTAGGACCAGATCCGCTGTAATAGACTAAATCTCCACGAACTGACAGAATATCAGTTTCGGATCCCACACTTAATAGACTCCAGTATGTGCCTGTACTATCTTGATCGGGTCTGCTGTTGGCCTGTCCACCACCTGTTGCACCCACTGTAGATCCGTCATCACCTTCTGACCTATGAGCTAATAAACATATGTAGGCATTTGCGCCAAATCTTACAGCATCACCTAGCAGATAATCTCTATCATCCGACCACAGACCTTGCCAGCTGATACCGGCATTGAGTCTTGACCAGTATGTGGTGTTTGGTGGCTCTGCAGAAACTGTAGCAGTCATTGACCCTGCAGCATCAGCTGTGATATTAAATGTTGTACCGCCTGGGGTTGTTGATACAGTAATATTACCTGCTGCTACTGTTTTTACATAATACCTAGATGTGGTAAACACATTACCAAATGTTGTGCCAGTAAATCTTACTGCCATACCCACTACTATACCTGCGGTTGAGGCTATAGTAAATGTGTCAGTAGATGCTGTTACTGCTGTAACAGTGTAAGTATTTGAAGGAGAATCTTGTGCGGCCAAATAGGTATAGCCGCCTATGCTGACTACTTCGCCTATCTTATATGATGTGGTATTTGCCCACGCAGATTGAAATTTAAACCCTTCTGTATACAAATCCCATCTTGACGGTTGTGTTGTAGGTGTTTCTGTAGCATCCACAGCAGTATGCACAGTTTTTGCAATGTATTGATTTCCGCCATATCGTACAATGTCACCTGGCTGATACAGAGTTGCATTATTCCATGTATCTTCAAATTCTGTGCCTTCGGTGAATTGACTCCAACGACCTGCGGTGCTGTCTGTTAAGAATGCCGCATCTGCAGTATGTTGAGTAACACAGATCCATAATCCAGCACCGTATTTTACTACATCGTTGACTTTATATCTAACAGCAGTGGTCCATGTGCCTTTGTATTCTATTCCTTGGTTGAAGGTATCCCATTTGGCTTGATCTGCTTCTAGGCCCAGTGCTGTGGTTGCAGCAGAAGTATGGTAAAGATTACACACATAAGTATATCCGCCGTATTGAACTAGATCATTTACTTTGTAGCGAGTAGCCACTGTCCAATCGTTTTTCCAATCAAATCCTTCTGCATACAAAGTCCATTTGGCTTGATCTGCTTCCAACCCAGACGCTGTTGTAGCTGCAGAAGTGTGACTGTCGTTACAGATGTAAAGTACACCACCGTACTTGACCACATCGTTCAGTTTATACAACGTCGACACATTCCAATCGCCGGTCCAACTTTGACCGTCGCTCATCTGATTCCATTTGGTTGGACTGTATTCTAAATCTGTGTTGAAATCCGAAGCAGAAGTGTGCCCTACCGCACAGATGTATGTGCGGCCACCATGCCTTACTACATCATCTATGTAATAGGTGGTGGTTGGAGACCATGTGTTTTTCCAAACAAATCTGATTCTACCTAATTTAAATTCTGCCATTTTCTACTCCGTATTCTATATTTAGTTTGTTACGTAAATCATCTAAACGACTTGTAAAACATTGTCTGTGCCAACATCATACCACTTATTCCTGAATTTGCACTGTCAAATTCTGCCCTTGTTGGTACTACGATTTTTATATTAGCAGTATTGTTAAATCTATCTGGTCCTACTAATACAGTACCAGCAATAAAACTACCTACCGCTATTTCTGATCCACCAATACTTAGTCTTCCAGCAAGGTATGCTTTAATTGCTCGCTGGGTAGGTACAATGTTATTAGAATCTGCTGTGAACAACGGGTCTGTAGAAAATTCTCTAACTACCGCACCTGTTCCGCCTACTCTAATACCGCCTAATCTTAGTTCTGATAATCCTCCCAGATCAAAGAAATCTGAACTAATGGTAACAATACCTGTAGCCTGCTCAACCGCAAACAGTTCACCAGTTCTAAAGTTACCGCTTTGATCAGTTGAAGTGTAAAATACTCTGCCACGATCTAGTTCTACAACTTCGTTTTCCGGAGCAGGAGTATAGAACCCAGAATATAACTCTGGATAATTAGTTTCTTCAAAATTACCAGTACCTACATCTAAGAAATCATGTCCTGTAATACGGCATTGACTAAATCTAGTTCTAATGGTTATTTCTGTTAGATGTGATAGATTATCGCGAACTTTGATTTCTGGTGATACGCGAATTAATGCTGCCAGTCCTCTATCTGTCTGGCCTATCTCAGTGATAGCTACCAGTGTATATGATCCGGACAATCCTGCAATAGTCAAGTTAGCTCCGGGACCAGGATATGCAAGCAAATCGTTTATAACAATAAATTTACCAGAAGGTATCACGTCTGAAAATCCGTTGCCTGAAACTGTGACTGAGGTACTTTGAGTGCGATATCCCAGTCCTCGGTTGATCCAACTGGTGCTGCCTATAACTCCGTCAGCCGTTCGAACTTCGATTCGAGCATCAGTTCCATTATTAGGATCAACAAATGTACATGTAGGCCCTTCTGTATATCCAGAACCCGGATCCCATAGTTTCACTGAACGAATAATACCAGAACTTATAGTAACTCGACCCATTGCTCGTGCACCTGTCTGTATCTTGTTAAACGTATCGGTATTGTCTATGGCCACCCACATCGGTGTGCTTTTACCTACTGTAGAATCTCTAGAGTCTACATAAGGATTACCAAATGCCACGCTGACCCATTCTTTAGAAGAAGCTAACGTTCTTGAAGTCCACACTACGCCATCTATAGATTGTGCTGCATAGTTTGAAGGTCCAGCTGTCGGATCGGCACCGATGTTGCGGGCACCAGTATCACCTATAGCAAAGAACACACCCTGTGCATAACGAATCTTCTTCCAATTGTGTGCTGTACTTCCGTCCTGTGATGGCATGGTAGCAGGCAACCAGGTCGCTCCATCAAAACTATATGCCACGTCACCTGTATTGGATATTGCAACAAATCTATCGTTGCCATAGGCAATGCTGACCCAATCTTTAGAACTAGAGTCTTCAACCACGTCCATGATATAGCCAGTCCACGACCAAGTGTTTAACGTGGAATTGTAGGTGCCTACTGCCACAGTATTTGCAGTGTTGGCTAATACCACATATCTGTTTTTGCCGTAGGCCACATCTACCCATTCGTTTAGTGTAGAGTCGCCAAATGTAGGTAGTGTTACCGTGCTCCAGCTTGTACCGTTGAGACTGTATGCAGCCGAGTTTGAATTTGTAGCCACAGCAATAAATAGTCCGCCACCGTAGATCGCAGAATTCCACTGTCTCGATGCTGGCATGGCTCTGGTGGCCCAAGTGATACCGTCTGTAGAACTGGCGGCTACTGAGCTGCCTGTACGTATCGCTACGAATATGTGATTTCCTAAAGCTGGATAACGAACTCGCCCTGCTGCCAAACACTTCCAGTCTCCGGAAGTGGGCATGTTAAAATCAGTCCAGGTAGTACCGTCTTCACTGTAAAGAGCAGCACTACCGCCAGTAGACACAACAACAAATCTTCCGCTGGCAGCTTCATTGTCTTCGCCTGTGCCATAAGTTTTTTGTTGTGCAGTTAGAATTGAGTTGGTACTGTCATCGCTGACCGTGGTTACTAAAATCAGTAGGTCGTTGATTGGTGTTGCACCGCCTATGAGATCCCCGTCAATGGTCAGCAATTGGCCGACTTCGTAGCCCGCGCCTCCGTTGTTGACAGTTAGCACGTAATCTCTACCTTGTTTTACCACATTAAAGGTAGCTAATGCAGTTTCAATGCCTATGGTAATACCAGTGCCTGCTTCGTTGACTGATATGTTAGTGTATGTTTCAGTAGTATCACCATAGACAATTTCTGACCAAATAGTATTAACTGGAACAGAAATCTGTTGTGCAGAATATGCGGGTGCTGAAAATATCACTCTTGGTTCAATTCTATACACAGTATTTGTTAACAATGGAACAGTAGCAGGTTTGCCTGGAATAACATGATCCCATCCCGGTTGATCATCTGATTCTCTGGCCACAGTTAATACTTTAGTAACATTATTATATGCCGTGATATATCCATACTGCCCGGTGCCTGCACCGCTGGTAATGATAATTCGCATGCCAAGATATTCAGCAATAGAATTTGGATCAGCAGTGGCTAGGGTAATAGTAGTAGCATCGCCAGTCTGAGCATTATTTTGCACGACACTGTACCCGCCGCCACCTATGGCCTGCGCAATTTGTGCAGTACCGGCATTGGCATCTATTAATCTTGCTTCAAATACTGCATCGTCGCGGAAATCTTCAAACACTACGTTAGCGTTAACACCAGCTCCGACAAAAGTAGCAGTTGCACTAGAATAGTCTTGGCCTGCGTTTGTCCATTCTAAAATCTGTATCTCGTCAACAAAGTCTCCGGCAAATGCTGCTGCTATTATGGCTTGTTGTGCTCTGGTATAATTTCTTGCAGTTACTGGAACTTCAGTAGCGTCGATGCCGTCTGCAATTGCTCCGTATGTTCCGTATGACGAGTTTCCGTTAGTAGCTCTGATTATGCCGCCGTCTTGTGCTAGGTAACCAATGTGTGCGTAGTATGAGAACACTGACACTAATTCTGCTCTAGCGTTGTTAGTAACCCATGCACCAATACCGTCGCTGAGTACCTGTGTAAAGTCGTTGCTGACTATGGATCGGTTGCCTCCATTGTGCAGGGATCCGTCGACCTTTTGTCCAATACAGCCAGTGCCAATAGTAGTAACACCTTGAATATATGGTGAGCGAGTGGTGATCCATACACGGGTGTCTGCAGGTCCCCAACCGGGATCCAATGACACATATGCTCCGCCTAATGGCAGTTGATAAAGATCAAACGCCACTGGCGGGTTTAACTCTGATTCTATGCCTTTGAGAGTGCAGTTTCTAATACCTGTAGCATCTCTCACGTAGAACATATCTTCTGTCTCGGTACATCCTAAAACAGCATTTCTATAATATCGAGCAGCAAATAAAGATTTGTAGTTTCCAGTATAGATAATATCATATTTCCATGCATCGATGAAAGAGCGTACAATATCATTTACCAGTTGTGGATCTATATCATAGTTGGCATAGAACAGATCAAGATAAGCAACAGCTTCTCCCACAATGAATGATTTGTTGTTTTCTAGAATTATTGTGGCATTTATTTTATCATTGTTTAGAGATTGTGTGTTCGATCCAGTAACTGTGGGATTAGATCCACTGCTGTCTATATAGAATGAAATATAACTTTTGATGTTAGTTATGAGATTTCTGATTTGTGTAACGGTGCCAGCATCAGAAGTTCCAGGAATAGTTGTGAAGGTTGGCAGGTTGACAACATCGACGCCTGTTTGTATTTGTCTAGGTTGAGGTAGGACCTGCGATACACTGTTACCGGGAGTAGGAGTAATTGTATTTCCAAGCAGCAACGAATCCATAAAATTGGAAATATGTGTGAGGTATGCTGCAACATATGTGCTATCTTGAGCAAGAGCAGTATTGGCTGGTGCTGGTTTAATAGTTGTAGATCTTAATTCTGCTCCCAGCACCACAGTTCGTTGTGGAACTATAATCGGAGTTACTTCTACGTATTCTCCCACTGAAACTCGAATAGTGGTATGGCCAGTAAACCCGTCATCTACCTGTTCGCAAGCGTAACGTATAGTTCTCCAAGGAAGAAACTGACTGGTACCACGTTCTGGATCTGTGTTATCATCAATACCAGTGAGATCCACATATCGCACTCTGGCCAAATCACCCCAGAACGCATAGTCAACACTGTTTTGATCGTTGACTATTACTACTTGATTTTCTGATCCAATAGGCACTGCTGCTGGACCAAACGTACTGCCGTCAGCTTGCAGCGATCTCGAAAGATCATAACTTAATAAATTGCCTCGTTGAAACATGCCGGAAGGTTGACCGGCTTGCAGTACTAAATCCCAATAGAAGAATCCGGATCCGTTATCGCCTGGAAAATTTTGATCTGTGGAAGTGTGTTCAAAGTTACATTTGTAGGTATCGCCGAGAAATATCACAACATCGTTGACACTGTATGACTCGTCTTCGGTCCACCCACCGCGCCACTGTTGTGATACAGTGACTATTTCCCAATTTCCTGCATCTAGGTAATCTAGTGAGCTGCCGTCACTGGTTGTATCTGCCGTGGCAATATATAAATTTCCACCACGACGTACAACATCTCCTATCTTATAATCTACATCAGCACTCCATGTACCTACAAAATTAACTGCTTTAGATAGCACCTGCCAAATCGCAGCAGCTTCTGGCGGAATAGCACTGGCATAATTATTTGCAGCAGCTACATAGAGATATCCGCCGTGTCGAACGATGTCTCCAATAGCATAGTATACCGAGGCCGACCATGTGTCGTAAAAATTCTGTCCAAGAAATTCTGTAACAAAATTAGCATTAGTGATACTTCCGCCGGCAGTGTGTCCAACTACGCAGCGAAGAACACTGCCTCCGTATTTCACAAGATCGTTAAGTCTGTATCGCGTAGTAGCAGTCCATTCGCCTGCATATTGAATACCTTCGTAATAGACTTGCCATAGTTCACCCGTGCTGTCATCCTCAGTATCATTATTGCCTATCTCAAGACCTTGTGCTGTGGTACCAGAAGTATGACCCACTATACAGCGATAGACTATACCATTGTATCTTATTACATCTCCTATGCTGTATCTAGTATTTGGCAACCATGCAGTTCTCCAATTGTCTGCAGAAAGATACACAGCCCAATCAGCTATATTAGCATCAAAGGTTGATGTCGATGTATGGCTGGTCACGCATAGATATATAACGCCGCCGGCAAGGGCAAGATCACCAGGATTATATAAAGTTGGGGTTGTCCACGGTCCTCTCCATGCATTGCCGTCGGTCATTTTAAACCAAGCTGGAGTTGGCTGTGTATCGTTTTCGTTAGCTAGATATATTTGATCGGTAGCAAATGTAGATGCAGTATGCTGTCGTTGGCAAATCCATGTGGATCCTCCGTATTTGACTACATCATCTCGATTGTATGCCGTGGTGGTGGTCCACAAATTTCGCCATGTATATCTAATTCTACTGATTCTAAATTCTGCCATGATTTATTCCGTTAACTTGATGTACCTGTAGGATATGTATATCCTTGATTTATTCTTTGTGTTAGTCTTCCCTGATTGTCGATATAATACAGCAGATTTCTGCTGTCCCAACGATATTGTGTCCATACCAAATTCTCATATTCCACTTCGTGATCGTCGGCAATTCCTTCAAAATAGTCTACACCGGGTTCGAAATCTTCGAAGTTTTCTTGTGGTGCGCCAGGAAGATTTAATTCAATACTGTCTTTGTCTTTGAGTTGATCACTTCTTAAAAGAAACAGCTCTCCGTCTTGATTTCTGCGCAGAGCGTACCAATATCTTGGGGAATCTCCTAATGCTTCGTCTGGACTTTGACCTAAATAATATGTACTTGGCATAATATATCCTTATGATATTTCAACGTAACTGATTGTAATGTCTACACTGTCTTCAGTATCTGCTTCAATACGAATACCCGAAGTTGCAGGTAAAATTA